ACTCCTTTAAGTGTTAGAGTACATAAACATCCTGCAGATCCTCACATGATTGGGGTTGCTCCCTACTACGGAGACCAAAGACTTGGTCTTGTAGAACTTAAGCAAAATCTACGACCTTACTGGAAGGGAGATAAATCTACTTTTAATGAGTGGAATAATACTCCAGGTTTTAGGAAGACAAATGATTTCCCTTATGGAATAGTTCCGCCAGAGACAATTGGACCTAAAGGTGTGCCTACGAATGAAGGTCTATCTTTTGGAGATAGAAAACTTTACCAACAGGATTTCTATGGCTCAGGTATTAGTGGAGAATTAAACAAGGCTATTAATGAGGCTTTGAAAGAACGCAACCTTGGTCATATTATTAGTGGTGGTACCGGCCATACTCTAGAAGGAAAAGCACGATGGGATAGTCTTGTACAGAAAGGAAAAGCTGTTAAGCTTGGAGATGATAATTACAAACTTCTTAAGAAAGGCGGTAACGTTGATCACAGTAATGACGACGATATGGTTAACGGAGTGGCAAGTATTCTTCGTCGAGTAAAGGATAAGAATAACCGAAAGGACTTAGCCAATCAACTATCTAAGCAATTTGACAGAGAAAAAGTAAAGTATAACTTATCTGATTTTTTAAATAAATCTAAAGTAAAGAAATGAAGCAGATGATTAAACGTAAGGACGGCTCCTATTCTCAAAGAGGTCTTTGGGATAATATCCGTGCAAACAGAGGGTCAGGTAAAAAACCTACTCCTGAAATGCTTAAGCAAGAAAGAAAAATTAAAGCCAAGTCAATGGCTAGTGGAGGTAGACTCTATAATACCTACATGTCTAAGGGAGGAACTATTCGTCATACAACTACAGGACCGGGTGCAAATTATCGTCCTACTAAGTCAGGAGCAGGTATGACAGCTAAAGGAGTAGCCGCTTATCGTAGGGCTAACCCAGGTTCTAAACTCCAAACAGCAGTAACAGGTAATCCTAAACCAGGAAGTAGAGATGCAATGAGAAGAAAATCTTACTGCGCTCGTTCTTTGGGACAGTTACAAAGAGCTTCTGAGAAAACAAAAAATGATCCTAATTCAAGAATACGTCAAGCAAGAAGACGTTGGAAATGTTAATCACTAAACTAAAACTATAAAATGGCACCCGCAGGAAAATCAACCAAATCAAAATCAACTTCAACGGCATTAAAGTTTAAAGTTAAACCTAAGATACGTAGAAAAGGAGTTGTTGCTAAGACTAAAGCTTCCAAGCTAAAATCTAGTAAAAATTATTTGAAGAAAAGCAGAGGACAGGGGTAAGCAATTACCCCTTGCTTTTTTATGTTAATCTTGTATATTTGTATTATAAGTATAACTTATTGAGTTATTAATATTTAATATTATAACTTTAAAAATTAAAATCAATGCTTAGACATTCGTTATATAAAAAGTTTGGGAAGACTAGTTTTCAACCAGGAGGTGAGAAAAAGTCTGAAGATATTACAGGTAATCCTTTAGGCATACCTACAGTTGAAGCTCCAAAGACTCCAACACCTGCTGCTAATTTTAGCGTGCCTGTTCCTGATTTTCTTAGTACTTTTAACCAAGGTAATAATATCATCACCGGTGCTCCTCTTGGAACCTACGAAACAACTGACGAAAACGGAAAACCTGTGTCTGCTGCTCCTGGTTATGTTCCTCCTCCTAAGGAAACTAAGAAAGAGAATACTCCATGGGATAATATTAAAAAGGACATTGGCAGTAACTGGCAAGACTATGCTACTTTAGGATTAGCCGGTGCCTCAAACGTTTTAAACTATCAAGACGATATACGCAGACAACAAGAGTTGGAAACTTCTATTCAGAATAGAGGCGTTGATGCAAAACCATTACATGACTACAACTGGATGTACGGACGTACTACTAGTGGTGGTACAGAATATCAACCTACAATCATGGCTAAAGACGGAGCAAAGATTAATACTCGGTATGGGTTAAATGATCGCACATTATCTAACGTAGAGATTGAGGGAGGAGAGTTTTTAATTCTTCCTGATGGAACTACAGAGATTGCTAAAGGACCTTCACATAAAAATGGAGGCATTGATACTATCCTTCCAGAAGGAACTAAAGTATTCTCAAACCACCTAAAACCTAAAGACCTGCACAAGTTACCTGCTGAGCAAAAATTTATGCTTATGAATAAGTACATGCAGGACGGAGGGGATATGTCTATGGGGCTTGGACTCGACTACCTAGAAGACATGAAGGAACTGATGAAAGGTAGTAAAGCTAAGAAGTCTTCTGATGAGGATGATTCTAGTTCTAAGAAACCAACCTACAGAGACAATACTAGAACCTTTGCAGAGTTGGCTAAACGGTACGACTTGAAGCAATACCAAGAATTGCTTGATAATCCTTTCACCAACCAAGTAGATAGACAAACTGCTGAATTATTACTTAGACGTAACCAACAGATTCTTGACCAGTTGTTCCGTGATCAACAGATTTTGAATAATAATTCTACAGGTGAACCTATGCCTGAAGAAACTCAGATGGCTAAGGGAGGGATTAACAATCCTGGTTTTGAAGCTCTTCCAGGTTATGTTCAAGCAAAGATTACTGCTAACATGCAAGACGGAGGTAGAAAATACAAACTCCCTGATAATGCTGTTATCTTAGATGAGAAAGACCAATCCAAAGCAAATGTAGGGGACTACGTTAGAAGTGCTGACGGTACTATCAAAAAGGTAACCAAGAAAAACGTTAGTCAAATACAAGAAGGATTCAACACTAGCTATGAAGACATGGCTGCTCGTTGGAATGATCCTAAGATGCAACCTGTAAAGGATGCAATGTATCAAAGATACTTACAGTCTCATCCTGGCTCCAATATAAGTAAAGATGCATATCTGCAAAATTACATGGATGCACAGAAACAACTGTATACTGTCCAAGCTGCTGCTGCCAAAGACTCATCTATAGATTTAAGAGATCCTATGTGGGACAGAACTGCTGGTGGTATGAAGAATAAAAAGTACCAAGAGATTGCTAAGAGAGTTGGGGTTACTCCCATGACTGAAGAGCAAGCTAAACAATTCCAAGCAGGATACAAAGACTTGGCTGATTTGCAAAATGACCCACAGTATGCTTCCTTGCTTTCTGACTTTGATTTGCGTCCTAAGGGTGTAGGCGACCAGATGTATTCTGGTAAAGCTATTTCTCCCGAAGATGCTATTGTAGGAAACACCACCATTGGTCAAGTACAGTATCTTAAAAAGATGCGTGATAAGGCTGATTTAGAATTTGAGAATGTACCGGAAGAAACTCCTGAAGGTGGTGACTTTAACGTACAAACAGTTCAAAGAGGTAAGTATGAGAGAGAACCATTCCCTGTTAGTCAGTACATTCCTAGTGCTTATGCACTTGCCCAGTCTCAAGAAGTATTTACTCCTGCAATTCCAGAAGTAGCTGCACCTTATGTTAGACCTCAAACTCTTAATATCCAAAGTCAGTTACAGGATGCAGATAACAATGCTATTGCTGCTATGCGTTATGGGGCAGATCCTAACTTGGCTTACATAGCAGGACTTGACTCTAAACAGAAAGCATTCCAAACCAAACAGAATTACGATGCTGAAGGTAGGTGGAAAGCGGATCTTTACAATGCGGACGCTAAGTTTAAGGCAGATGTATTTAATGCTGATGCTTTTAACTCTGGATACAATGATATGTATGCAACTGCTTTGGGTAACCAAAGTGAGGCCAAACAAGCTTCTATAGCCAACATGGTAAACTTGCGTAACAAGTGGAATCAAGACGAAAACCTGAAAGACTTTTACCTTAATACCTATGGTCCTAGCTTGAATAAAAAACAAGGAGAGAATGCGGTGAATCCTGTTCCCGGTGCTGCTTCTTTTAGTTGGAGCACTTCTACCTCTAGTTCGGGAAAAACAAATCCTTCTCCTACTACTAGTACAGGAACTCCTTCGGTCTCTACAGGTCCAACTACAACTACTGCTCCTGTAACTCAGCCAAGTGCAGAAACTACCCAAACTCCTCAAACTCCTCAGTTGGGTACTCCTATGGTAACCCGTAGGAGTTTGAATCCTAACCTGCCTTTGTCAATGCAGTATGGACCAGACTTTAGTCAAGACAACGGAGTTAACTTGTTAACTTTGCCTGAGTCTATGGGAGGTGCAATGAAGACGGGTAGTCCAGTTCCTCCTCCAAGTACTCCATCTAAGCCTGTAATGAGACGTAGTTTAAATCCTAGCTTACCTTTGTCTATGCAATATGGTATGGAGATGGGAGGCGAATTAGATAATTACTTGAATCCTTTTAAAAAGAATAAAGCCAAAGGCTTTAGAAAGAAATAACCTACCATGATTACACATCGTTCTAGAGGCTTTGTATACCCTGATTATGTTTCTCCGCTACCTGCTGATGAATTCCTAAAGGGTGTACAGTATAAGCAAAAAATGTTTGACGAGGGAGTTGCATTAGTAAACTCTCAATTAGATGCATATAGAGAAATCCGCAACTCTTTGTTAAAAGAACAGGATAAGAAATACTTTGACCAGGAAGCAACTAAACTAGTTAATGCCTTGAACAAGACTGCAGGTCTTGACTTTTCTGTTAAAGGAAACGTTACAGCTGCTTTAAATACAGGCAAACAACTTATCAATGATCCTTACATCAAAGCAGCAGCAGAATCTAGTGCTACTTATAAGAAGATGATGGAAGAGTACAGCAAACTAGATGCTTCCAAAAAAAGTAACGTCAATGACTTTTTCTTCTTCAACGAAATTAAAAATTGGCAAAACGATGGTAAAGTTGGCAGTAAGTTAAACTACAATCCTTATACAATTTACACTGACGAACATGTTAAACTGTGGGGTGAGTTATCTAAGACTCTTAAACCTGAGGAGGTTGAATATCCTGAGTTTGACCAAAGAACCGGTCAGTGGATTATGAAGAAATCGTTTTCTGGCGTATCTGCTGAAAGATTTAGAAATGCCTATCTCAATGGTTTGAGTGCACAAGGTAAGAATCAGTTAGACATGGAGGCAAGATATCGTGTAATGAATTCTGACAAAGATGCATTGGTTAAGTCTTACTACCAAAATCATCAGTCTATTCTTACAGACATTGATGCAAGGATGGCTAAGAACGAGGCAGACAAGAATGAGTTGATTAAGAAATACGGACCAAACTCTCCTGAAGTAATGAGAGTCAATGAGAGTATTAATCAACTTAACTTAACTCGACAGTATTACAATGAGCAGTCTAGTAAACCTGCTGATCAAATTTCTGACAATGATCTAGTAGGATTTGTTAAAGATAATTTGATTAAAGATGCAGCTGGTTCTTTTGCTTATCAAAATACCAAAACAGAACTAGAGGCTAACCCTTACGCACTAGATCGTGCTAGAATGGCAAACAACATTACAGAGGCACAAGCTAAGGCACGGATTGATATTGCCAAAGAGCAAGAGTTAGATAGACTCGGCTTGAGTAGTAGAAGAGCTTCTGCGGAAGAAACTCTTGCACCCGGTGCTTATATTCCTACTGCTGCTTACGAAAAACAGCCAGGTGTATTGTCTTTAGTTGATTGGTATGGGCAAGTAGAAAGTCTAGCTCAAGGTAAACAAAACCAAACTGCAATTCAAAGATTTGCTGGGGACAGTACAATTGAACAAACTTTAGCTAGAGCTGAACAAGAAAATTCATGGGACCCTGTAGATAGTCGTATGATTAGAGAGACTTTTAGTTCTCCCGAAATTGCTGAGCAATATTTTTGGAAATTAAAAGGACTTAAAAATATGCTGGTAAATGGAACAACTAAACCTGTTAATTCTTCTGGAACTTCCCTAGAGATTACTCCAAGTACTATTCTTTCTGTAAAAGAAATAACAGGGCAAGTAAGGGATATTCCTTACAGTGCTTTCTTGAAAAAACCTGGTTCATACTTAGCTGCTATACAAGAGATTAAGATTAAAGAATAAGAGGATGGCAAAGAAACTTCAAGGAAATTTTAATTTTTTAGGATTAGACCCTTCGCAAAGTGCTTTAGATTCTAAAGTAATTAAGTCTGCAGTAGACAATGTTTTAGGACAAGACCCTAATATATTTAGAAGTTACCACTCTGAGGAGTTTTTAAGACCTCAGGTAGAGTATGCTAGATATAAAAATGAAATTGATCGTCAGCGTAACTTAAGTGTAAATTCTCTTAACTTCTTGGCAAGAGAAGCAGGGTACGATGATACTTACGCTTCTAACCTGTATAATCGAATCAACGATATCTCAAACCTAGATTTTGATAAAGGTACAACTGCTCTAAAGGACCTAACTAAGGAACTTGACGAGTTGCAGGAAAAAGCAACAACAAACCAACATAGTGGCGTTGATTACTGGGCGGACTTTGCAAGTGGTGTAGAGTCTTTATCTAGAGGTACTGCTAAGTTATTTCAATCTAATGAAACCAATAAGAAGTATGATTTAGAAAAATACCTAGGTACCAACAAGCCTGACTATGCCTCAGTCAAGTCTTATAGTACTCCAGAGGATGTAACTAAGTATGTCTCTAAACTAGTTAACCAACAACGTCAGTTACTCGAGTCCCGTAAAGTTGTTAATGATCTTGGTATAGACAAGATGGTTAACTTACTCGAACAAAGTACTAGAGTAAGCAACAAGCCTAATGCTCTTGACAACATCATTATGCCTTTATTGGAGACCAAGTTTAAGACACCTGGTTCTGATTTCTTTAGAGATCCTAACAGTGATATTGGAGCTAGTACCATGGATAAATGGATGGCTTACTGGGACCCAGAGAAAGTTGTTTCCAATCTTCAAAAGAGTGACGAGTATGTAAAGGATTTCCAAAATAAGATGCGGAATACCGTTAAGATGGATCCTACCAAGTCTTTCTTTGATGAGTCTGCTTTCTTAAAACATGACTTAGCATCAGAAGCTTTGGGTACTTATAAACTAGCGATTCAGAATGAGTTGAATAAAACTCTAGAGGCTGCTAGAATTCAAGAAGAAAAATCACCTACAGGAGTTAGTCCAAAGAATAATCCTCTCTATAAATCAAAGATTGAAAAACTCAACAATGCTTTGAACATTGCAGTTCAACATGAGAAAGAGTTAGATGATGTTTACGGAGTAAAGAGAGGAGACAGAAGTGGTGCATTTAACGCATTGTATCATTCTACCAAAGAAGCTATGGTAGGAGGTGCAAACTTTGCAATGAACCTGCTGCTTCTTGGAAACTTGCCTAACACAGGAACATACGATGCTAATACTACACTAGCATTAAATGCAGGATATAAACCAGAAGTAATTGACTACGATAAGTATGGAAGTCCTGTACTATCTAGTCAAGTTTTTTACGAAACAAATGCCGGCTCTAGAAAAAACTGGAGTGGCTTTTTTGAGTCTGGATTTCAGATTGTAGGAGATATGATTCCTACTATCCTACTTACTAGGGGAGTTGGAGGTGCTGTACGTTCTGCGGCTTCTGCTGAGGCAGCTGCTTTGAGCCAGGGTGCATCTACAGCTGGTCTTGCCACAAAGACAATTAATGCTTACGATAGGATTAATAAGATTGCAGTACTTCCGAAGAAAGTTCCTTTGGTAGGAGGCCCATTAAGAATAGCAGACAGAGCAGCTACTGCAGCTTCTGTATACACTACTGTGTATCCTCGTGTTTACCAAGAAGAATTGAAGTGGGGTGGAAACGCATCACAGAGAGCATCTTGGATGGCCTTTAATGAAGCAGTTACAGAAGGATTAGGATTTCCCGAAGTAGGTGGCCTTAAAGTTACTGGTTACAGGAGAGGACTTGGTGCCGCTGCAAGAACAGCTACAGATATTCCTTTGACAAGGACTCAACGTTTTATGAACTTTGCCAACGGAGCCGGATACTTTACCAAGACTGCCTTAAAGGTTAACTTGTTAGAGACTCTAGAAGAAGAGATGGCTTTGTTCGGTGAGTACATGATCTCCAAAGGTTATGAAGAAGAATATGATAAGTTAGGTAGACAAAAGACAGAGTTTAATGATACCGCCATCATTGATACTTTTGTAGAGTCCTTTAAGGGTGGTTTAATTTATAGTGGTTTAAATACAGGTATGCGTCACTACCAAATCACTAGACCTGATGCATTACGTGACTATGCTCGTTATGAGGCTGCTCAAAATCCAGAACTATTTAAAGCTAAGTTAGTAGCTGACTTTAAAAAGAATCCAGGAAGCATGACCGAAAAAGACTTGCAGAATGGATTGATTGAGATTGATAATCTGGCTAATACATTTAAGTCTTTAACTTCTCTAGATAATCTGAAGGACTTGAACACTTTCTTAGATGACGAGGATGCTAGGTTTAACCTGTTTACTAAAGCTGATCAGAGAAACACTCTAAGCATGATTGACTTTGACTCTCTTACAGACGAACAGGTAGAAGAGTTGTCAGGGTATAAACTAATGAGTGATATCTCAGACAAAGGACTTAAGAGAGCGGATGAGTTGAAGCTTAGAGTAGCTGAGTTAGCTGAAAAAGCAAAAGACGAAAATCTTACTCCAGAAGAGCAAGCAGAGTACCTTAAGTCTCAAAATGAATACTTCTTGTTGAAGAAACTGAGTAGGTATAAGTACTTTAATAAAAGAGAGTTATCTACAGACCAAATCAAGTTCTTAACTGAGAATGGTATCTTAACAGATAACTCATTCAACTTTACTAAGGAAGATCTAGACAAGATGATTTCTGATGTAGATACAGATATTCTTAAGACTGAAAAGAGAGCTTTTAAATATGCAGGAATGACTGAGTCTCAGAAAAGAGAGAAGATTCGCCAAGCGTATGATGAAAGAATTAGCTTAATCTCTCAGATGCAAAGTCCTTCAGAGGTTAGTGATTCTTACGATGCTATTAAAAGGGACTACGAGTACTTAGACAAAAACGTTGCTAATGTTAACCAAGAAATGATGGATAACAAGAAACGTTTGATGGAGGCTTATGGTAATCGATTCAATGAACTTACGACTCCTCAAGAGAATGGTAGAAATGCTTTTGAAAATTCTATCTCTGAGGTTAGTTTGGAAGAACTGATTAACAATAACGACCTAACTGGTTTGCATAACTTAATCAGAAGCTTGTCTACAAATGAAGACCACGTTGATGCTGGATTCTTTAACATCATGCAGGAGAGTATTGGTATAGCACATGCTACTATCATAGACAACCTTACTAAGTTAAGTCCAGAGGCTAAGATGAATGCCTTGCTTCCTATCTTTGATAAGTTAGTAAAAGATAACGTCAAGACTTTTTATGAGCCTGACATACTACGGGATACCTTTACTCATGACGAAGGATTGAAATTAGATATCTCTGATGAAGAGTTTGAAACACTTCGTAATAACTTGATGGAGATGCGTGGTAGAAAAAGAAGTGAGTCTTTGGCTACTACAGGTAGATTAGACAACGTAGATACACCGGTAGTAGATCCTGCTAATCCTCAATCAGATGAACTATCTAATCTTGCTAATGCAGCTAGTACTGCAAGTACTGAGGTAGATGAAGCAGGTCAGTCTGAGAAAAAGATTATAGAAGACGATTTCTATACCCGTATTACAGCAAATAAAACTCCCCAGCAAACTGTAGAGATTATTAAGAACAGGATTAATGTCCGGTTCAATGCTCAAAGTAAAAGAGCAAAATCGCTCATTAAGATTATTGATAACTATCTAGCCGACAAAGACCGGGTTAAGTTTGATACGGAATGGAAAGCTGTTGTAGATGATATTCAGGCGGAGATTGACAACTTACTTACTAGTAATTCTAAAAGCAAGCGTGCAGAAACCTTAGCAGAAACTCTGAATGAAATGGCTTTGTGGAATCGTTCCATGAAGAAGATGTTACTTCAGAATCCTACTACCACATTTACTCCTAGTGCTGGAACTATAGAAGAGGCTCCTGAAGGTCTTAATCCTACTGAACCTATAGAAGAAGGTCCTATAGTACTTTTAGAGTCTCAGGAAAAAGAACTAGAGCAGTTAGATAGTGTACAACAAGCACGTAGATCTAGACTCATGCAGTTGACAAGTTCTTTGAAGACAGCCGCTATTGAGTATGATGGTAAGAACGTAAGAAACTCTGATGTAGCTGTAGCACGTAGAGTAGCCCAATTAGATTCTTTGTCTGAGGAAGGCGAGATTCAAACTAAGATCGTTAACCGTAGACAGTACTTAAGAGAAACTCTTGGTAAGTTGTTTCCCAATAAATCTAGTCAAGAAATTGAGGAAGACCTTGCATCGATTGATCAGTTTTTCTCACAGACAGAGGTAACTGAAGATGTTTGGAATGCTATGAATGATTCTGAGAAGGATGAGTTCTTGCAACCTATCAATGATTTGCTTGGCAAACACTTCTTTAGTAATAATGAATTTGCATACTTTATTGCAAACAAGGGTAAAGGTCTTGTAACTCAACCTTCTGTTATTGTTACTGTTGCAGATGAAAAAGGAAGAGTAGCATTGATTGACGGTTATCCTTTAGAGTTGCAATTTACTATCTCTGAGAAGAACGCAAATAAAGCTTGGCCTAATGTTCCTTGGAGAAATTCCCAAAGAGTTGTTAAAGATGCCCAGGAGTTAGGAGTAAAAGAAGGAGACGTGATGAATGCCCATAAGAAAGGCTATCAGTCTCGTGAGGCTTTGGTAAAATATCTTTCTGAGAATGACGATGCAGATGTTATTGTACCTGCAGAATTAACTGCAGGTGTACTTATTGGCCCAGAGGCATTCCAATTTATTGGAGAGACTCCAGTCGGACAGTCTGTAAAACTACAGGATTTCCAATTAGCTGAGAATGCTGCTACGGCAATTTTTGGTAAACGTTTTAAGTTTGACTTAGGTCGTCTTTACTATAACAATAATGGAAACCCTTTGATTATTATGAATACTCAAATCAGTAAAGAAGACGCTGATGTGTTAGCTGATTTGGTTTTCTCAAATGATGCCTCTGTTGTAAGTCCTACAGTTCTCAAAGAATACCTAATGTCTATCATGAACCAGATAGACGATAACAGTCGTATTCTTCTTTTTGATGGAGATACATATGGTGTTATGTCAGAAGGTAAAATGGTGTATCAACTTGACCAACTTTTGAAACCTACATTAACTACTGGTAAGAAAGGAAGCTATAAGCACAGAACTTTAGGTAAAGAAGAATTTTCTCAACTGCTTCAGAAGATGTACTACAAAGTAGACAGAAAATATCTTCAAGATGGAGAACGTGAGGGAGATAAATTGCCTAGATTCAAAAGAGTACAAGATGCAGAAGGTAACATGACTATTACTATGGCAAGTGAGAGTTACTTGGATTACCTCAAGAGAACTCACCAATTCCCGGTAGACAAAGAAGATAACCTATTAACCTTAGGTAATAAGAATTTGTACTTAGATTCTGCTGCTGTAGAACAAATGGCAACTAATAAAAAGACAACTACTCTGGCACCTACAAAGAAAACTCCTGCTAGACCTTCTCTTACTCCAAAAGTAAATGATGAGTTACAGATTATCCCAGCAAATGAGTTAGAGAGTACTTTAGGATTTACTCAACCAATTAACAGCGATAAGTATAATGCTGCTATGTCTGCCATGCGAATTAATCCTGCTAACATTGTGTCTGTTGAAGTTATAACTAAAGACCCACAAACCGGACAACTTGCAACGGTTGATTATGAGGTAGGAAGCGTATTTGCAAATACTGTATTCTACCGTATTGTAGTTAAGGTAGGAGATACAAACACTGCTGTATTTGCTTTAAAGGGAGGACTGAGAGATAATCCTATGACAGTACAGGTACTAGGAACAGGTGCAACTACCAAGTTTAATATTGTATCTAACGAGGCTACTGCAACTGAAATTGAAGAGAACCCTGAGAATGCTCCTAGTGGTAAGATGTCTTTGGAAGAACTGAATGAAGCTATCGCAGAAACTCCTCAAGTTGCTCCCAACTCAGTTGTGTCTGATTCTATGGATAATTCTCAGCAAGAAGAAGGAAGAAAGAGTCAGGAAGAATGTAAACCTTCTTCAACTAATCGGTTTAAAAACTTCGGTAAAAACAAACCTAATAGGTTCAATTTTTAACGAGCAAACTTTTATTAATAAAGTATATTTGTAATACAATGATTTGTCCTAATCTAACTAATTCCACTATACGTAAACAATTCAACAGCCTTGTTGATGTTGTGGGTGAAGATTTTGCCTACTACTTATGGGATAAAAATAATGGTCTTCCATTATCACAACAAACAACAGGTAAAGCTGGAAGTGAGACTATCTCCGCAAATCCTTTGTATGCTAATCTTGAAGAGTTGTACGAGGGGGATAGTCGTAAAGCTACTTTAGCTGTAGCTATTACTTTTGGTAAAAACTTCCAAAAGAAGTATGCTGGATTTAGTAAAATGTCTGTGAGTGATCAGGTAAAGTCAATTACAGATTATATTTTTAATAGTGATAAATCTTTAGAAGAGATTGCTGCTGGATACATTCGTAGGGCTAACCAAATGAATGTACAAAAAGGTCGTGCTATTAGCGTTAATCAAGCACAAGTATCTCGTGAAGATCTTCGTAAAGATCCAAACTCTGTCGTAAATAAGGTAGAAGAGGTAACAGGCTTAGATAGACTGGACGCTTATAATAACTTTAAGAATAATCCTATTAGCAGATTTACAAGCTTTGCTAATATGCACAATGTAGTTAACAGTGGTGCCTATGCTACTTGGACAAAACATGCCTTAACCCTTTACAAAGGTTCTGATTACACAGATATTTATCATGAGTCTTGGCACGAGTTCTCTCAGAAGTATTTAACTCCAGCAGAAAGAGCTGCGTTATACCAGACTATTACAAGTCGTGAGGGTAGTTTTAAGATTGGCGACATGACTATTCCCTACAATGCCTTAACTCAGCGACAAGCAGAGGAAGTATTGGCAGAGGAATACAGAGCATTTGCCCTTAAGAAATCAAAAGATGTTACTACAGTAGCTAAGGTTGAGAAGCCGATTGCTAAGTTGTTTGACCGAATCTATTATTTCTTACAGACATTATTTAACGGTGTAACAAAGAGAGGTAATCTGTCTCCAGAAGACTTAGCTCAAAGTAAAGTTGCTGAGGTATTTGAAAACCTTTATTCAGGTAAAATCTATACCTACAGAAGGTCTGAAAAGAACATAGCAGAAACTGTACTTAATCGCACCAAGTCCTTTACCTTGACTACAGAGGATGAGAAAGGTAAACATACTATAGATTACGCAGCTAACGATGGTTTTGAGATTCTTAACTTTATAGATTACAGTCTATATGCTAAGATGAAAGCTGATGGCCGTAAGATTAGCGATTTGCTAGATGAGAACATTCGCAACAAGTACGTACCTGAATTGTATAATGCTGTACGTGAAAACTTTCGTCAGGTAATTGACGAGTATGAGGCCCAACTCCAAGTTGCTATCAATAAGAAGGACATAGGTACTGTTGATATTCTTCAAGATAGGCTGGATAAGTTAAAGCCAATTGTATATAACGATGAGACTTGGTTAGACACAGTTGATCATCATCAATCATTTGTACAAGGAGACTTGTTTAAAGTAGAGTCTACTGTTGAAACTAAAGACGATACCCAAGAAATAGCACAGGAGGATACAATTCCAGGAGAAGAAGGTAAGGATGTAGGACAATATGCAGATAGATCTGCCGTTAATCCTCTTCAATACTATGATCCTTATGTTGTAGAGTTGATTCGCAGTCTTCCTAACAAACAAGTAATTGCAGGTCAAGTTGTAGTTGTTACCGGAGATTCTTTAGGTCTTCCTACTAACGGGGATTTCTTGTACAACAAAAACTTGTTACAGGATAAACTTTCCGGGGTTACCAACTACGAAGAGGCTATCAAGATTATTGAGGGTTTGGTTGAGTATAATCCTCAGATGCGTGATTTGCTTGACATGCTTCCTAGTCCTAAAGCAACTGAATTAACTCCTGAAGAACTACTTCTTAAGAGTCAGTTTGTACAGTCTATGTCAATGCCTCAGGTTACTCCGTTCCGTTTGAAAGCGGAAAAGGTGGCCCGTATCATTGAGACGAGTAAAGGCAATAAAGAAGTATCTGGTCTTGGATTTAATACTTTCTTTGTAAGTACCCTAACACAAGATGCTCTTTTAGAGTTCTTTGATAATGAGTTTCAACAAAGTGCTTTGCGTGAACACCGTTCAGAAAACGAGGAAGAAGGTAGAAAGTTTATCAAGAGTGCACCTAATGGATTAGAGTTTGCTACCTTCTCCATAGAGTCGGCACTTACTTCTTACAAGTTGAGTCCTCAGTCTAGTACTAAGGAACTGTTTGATTTTATGCGTGATGCTTTTGGGATTGATTTATATCCTCAAAACATGGCCTCTTTCTTTGATAAACAAGGAAATATCAGACCAACCTTATCCCCTTACTCAGCTACAACTGAAGATGCTATACGTAAGTCGGCATTAGCTGCTTATAACAAAATGGTTTTGTATAACATGATTAACAAATTACCTGTTAAAGAATACAGGAACTTGTTGAACAAGGTTAACAAAGCTGTTGAAACTCCTGCACGTACTTTCTTATCTGATGTACGTAAGGATATTTCTAGTTTGTTGCAGGAAGGCATCAAAGAACTAAAAGGTAACTTAAATCCCTATGAAGAAGACAGTCAAAGTATTCTTAGTTATAAGGAAGTACTAAAGCACTTTAGCGAGAATATAGGTAACCAGACTCTCACTAACGAAAGACAATTACTATTTAAAGCTGCTGAGAACTTCTACTACGTAACTAAGTCTGCTTCATTCATCAACGATGAAGGGAACATGGAGTGGTCTATTCGTGAGTGGCAACACTTAGTATCTGAAGTTAGTAATGTAAACAATGTTGAGAATGTGAAAGATCTTTCTGGTCATCTCAACTTAAATAGCAATGACTTTGTAGGAAACTTTGATGCCTCCGGTGCATTTGTAACTAACTCTGCCCTGCTCAATAAACTATTTAACCAATCAGGAACTCGTAGAAAGAACCTTAGCAAAGAGTTTAGAAAGATGGAGGTAGTTAACTTTACTGGATACACTCCTGGTGTAGACGGTAGAAAGACTATCAACCTTAATCCTGAAGATAAACTTATCCAAGATTTAGGTGCCTACCTCAAAGAAGGCGTATTCGAAAACATGCGTCCCGGGTCTAAGGCATCTTCTTATGCTACTCGTATGAGTGGTTCTCGTGCCGAAAGATTGTACTATGACATCAATTCCTTCGGTGTTGATATGGAGAACGGTTCTATTCTTCTTCCTGGAGAAGTAGTATCACAATTCTATAAGTATCTTAAGTTTGAGTTGTCTCGTGCCTACACAGATACTAACAGGAAAGAAAAACTTACAGCCAAGGAAAAACGTGGTGGTCAGTTTATCATATTCAATGGGATAATCCCTAAAGACATAGAGAAGCAAATGCTTGACAATATCAAGAGTAGTGAGCTATCTAAAGAGGAAACCGTTGATCAGGTATTGAAACTCATGCCTTTGCCTTTGTTTAAGAATTATCTAGAGCCTTTCTTTAATGCTGAAATTCAAGCATTTAAACTAGAGTTGGCTGAGGCAATTAACTTAGGTCAAATAGAGAAAAACCCAAAAGACTCTACTAGTATGAGTCTACAGGATAGATTCCGAACACTGTTTCCTGATACTCCTAACCTTGATATAGTACTTGCTGATTACATCACGAACTACAGTACACATCAAATTGAGTACATGCATTTGTTTGTAGGTGATCCTTCAAACTTTAACATTAAGAATCAGGATTTAAAAGATGACAACTGGCGTGAGGTATTCAAGCGTATTGGTGCTTCTATATCTCCGGGCCGTCAACCTAAGATAGATACCCAAGACTTAAATACTTTCAACAGCAATAAGAAGCTTAGTAGAGGTCTTGAGTCATTGGTAAGTCCAACTACAGTAAGAAACTACGGGACTACCTTTAATTATGTTCAGTTCAAAGACATTAAAACTTTTGAAACTCCTGAACAGAGGGTTGTTTTTGCTCGTCAAATAATCACAAACTACGCTGCTTACTTATCTACTGAAGATAAAGGTAAGTTGCCTATGGAAGAATACATTGCTAAGGCTGAAGATTTACTTGGAGATAACATTGCTGCGGTACTTAACCAAGATAAAGAATCTGATGCTCAGGCATATATGAACCTTGACTTTATGCGTTTCTACTTACACTCTATTGGTGAGTGGGGACCAAAGCTAGAAAAAGCATACAAGCACGAGGTTAAGGTCATGGAGAAGATACTTGCATATCGCCAGACCAATGACCCTGTTATCTACCAAGAAATCAAAGACTTGATTGCTCAAACAGATATGGGAGTCTTGACTTCTTTGAAGTTAGGTTACTGGGGTTCTCCTACTAACAATACCAACTATGTAACTCTTGGTAAGTACTCTGTGTTCCCTATGAGTCCCTCAGTTGTATTTGAGACAGACCTAGAGGAGAGAGCATTAGATATGTTCAGAAGCGGTGTTGACTTTGCTACGTTTGACTCAGGTAGTAAAATGTCTTTACCTGTAGAGTCTATTGACTTCCACAGAAAAGAAACGGTAGTTGATGCTTATGGTGTAGAGAAAGAAGTACGTGCAATTAACCCTATTACAAAAGAAAGCATAGTTGAGTTTCCAATAGAAGGCCTTAGAAGACAACAATACATTGCTCCTAAGTTTAAGAACGAAGCTACCTTGTCTACTCAGATGGTTAAGATCCTGTTCTCTAACTTCTATGATGATGGTCAACTAGCTGGTGAGTATGCAGGTAATTCTGTCGTAGGTCAAAAGATTGAGAGAGCAAGACAGGCATTCATCAATAACTTGAATATAGTTGTTGAGGCAGAGAAAGCTAAAATTTATACTAGAATTGGTGCAGAAATGAAGGACGGTAAACTTGTCAGCTTTGATACAGAGATGTTTGCTGACTGGATTACGTCTGAGTTTGATAAGAAAGATATTCCACAAGCAGTCTATGATTATCTGTTGGTAGAGAATAACCGTTTTGTATTCTCCTTGGACGTGGCTCCACAACGTGCTTTGTTTGAAAGTGTACTCTCTAGTGCATTAAGTAAGCGTGTGGTTCGTCCTAAAATGTTTGGTGAGGCGTACATTCAATTGGCTTCTAGTGGTTTTAATAAGACTAACACTAGATATACTAAGCCAACAGATGCTGAGGTAGCAAAATATGGTGTGGGTGGTTTGCGTGACTATGGCCGTGTGGTTAACGGTAAGCACCAACCTGCAGATATTAAGATTGCATTTAATCCTAAGAAACATGCTCCTCTATTGAATCTCTCTTACAACGGAGAGATGATAGGTACTCTTGCTAGATTGAATGAAGCCTTGATGGATGATGTTTGGGTAGAACAAAATTCTGCCAAGATTACTATTGTAGGTGTTCGTATTCCTGTACAGGCTTTGAACTCTATGGAGTTTTTGCGTGTACGTGAGTTCTTACCTGAAAAGGCTGGTCCGATTATTATTGTGCCTCCTTCAATTGTAACTAAATCCGGATCTGACTTTGATATAGATAAGTTGTTCATGTATGAGCCAGAGATGGATGATCAGGGCAATCTTATCCTAACTAACAAAGAGTTCCAGGCTAATCCTGCTGCTGTCTATGAGTTTATCAAATTTAGACAAGAGAGTAAGGCAGAACTATCTAGAGCTATTAACGTACTCAAGAATAAGAAGAAAGAATTTATTGACAGGTTCTCTGCTGATAAAACTATTCAAAATGTGATGAGTTCGTTCATTGCGAATAACAACATGGTGTTTAAGGTTTCCAAGTCTAAGAAGACAGACAAGGAAGAATCAACCATCATGGACAATGCACTTACCCAAGCAATTGTATTGGAGGAAGCATTGGCAGCTCAAAAGCAAGATCCGGAAATCATTGAGTTAACTAAAACTATTAGTAAGCTTAAAAACATTTACCAAAAATATGAGAAGTACTCACCTGGAAGAATTAAATCAGGATCATCTAACGATGTAATTGCTGCTATTTCTGATGTTCTTTCTGAACCGTCTGTAATGAGCACATTCTTAAAACCTAATGATTCTCCTATTCTTAAGGGATTGGCCAAGTACTACGATACTAAGTATCGTATGGGTGCAGGTAAGATTAAGTCATCTAGAATGTTTACTCCTACTATCTCATTGCAGATCTTTAGAGAGAATGCTACTGGTAAAAAATCTTTGGGTATTGATGCTAAAACAAACGCTTTACATAAACTTTATCAGCAAGTAGGTTTGCGTTACACTGAGGAGTTCTTCCTGAATAACTTCTTAATGCGTACCAATAAGGATGCCAATGGTATTATTCTTGGTGGTTTGTATGAGGCTAATAACCCATACAGAGAAGGCGAGAATAAATACTTAATCTCTGACATCATTAACGAGTTCATCAATGGACACGTTGACATTGAGAAAGAAGACTGGATTAACTATTTCAACGCAGACAAAGCAAGAACTGCTACTATCCTTCAGATGGTACTTAACGGTATGCCTATTGAGGATGCTATCTTGCTTGTTAACCAACCTATCGTTCACCATTACTTGAAGAATAGAAACCTCAATCAAACTGCTAGACAGTTAGGTTTTTCGGGTAAGCGTATAAGTGATTATCTTAAAGAGGCTTTAACTGCTGCTGGATTAAAGAATTACCTTCAGTATGATAATGGCAGACTCTCTATCCGTAAAACCATTAGGGAGATGATGTCTGACGACTTGTTTAATAAGCATATCAAAAATTTCAATGAAGAAAATTATACACCAACTACCGATACCTCTAGAACTAGTTATGATTTATTGCTCAGTAATATTAACGAAGGTGACAACCGTGTTAAGGTTATTGCTCAGTTAGCTTTTCTAACTCAATATTATTTAGTTGAAGAGCAAAATGAGAATTTACTTAACTTAACTTCGGTTATTGACTTTAACACAGCATCTTATCGTAACTTAAATGACTTCCATAAAGTAGCTCCCGCACTGCGGGAAGCTGCTAACTACTTTAATAAAGAAGCACTAGATAAGATTGTTTCTTCTAGTGTAGTATCTCCATTTAACGTAACTGAGGATGCAATTACAATCGGTACACAAGTATTTGATGTAATTGGAACTAACGAGTACCAAGAGTTCTTGAACCTATACATTGCACAATACGGTCAATACTGGGATACCGATACTACTGTAACTGAAGTAAACAACTTGAACAGTGCTGTTATGCATGCATTCATTCAGAAGTTTACTGAACTCAGTGGCGTAGATTACTACCAAGAGTACGGTCCTAAGTCTAAGTACTTGACCAAAGGTGCTCAAGGTAACTTAGCAAGTCAATACAATAAACTGTTTAAGCAGTTTGCAAAGTATGATACTAACCTTGCTTCTTTTGTGCGTAAGAATCTTTTCCTTAGAAACTTTAGAAAGCAAGACGTAGAAGGAACTAATAAATTCTACATAGCAATGCAGACTAATGAGCGTGATCCGGTTACTGTAGATGCTATCCAAAAATCATTTGAAGATGGCTTAAACTATAACTACTCACAACCTATTGTAGTCAACGGCCAAACAATTGACTTGAATGAGTCCGTAAGGCAGTTCTTCCAGGATGTAGCAAATGCTACTATCCTCGGACAAGGATTTGCTATTAAGTTCCGCAGTATTCAACCTTACCTCCCTGTAAGCTCTTTAGAATCTTTGTGGGGAGCTGTAGAAGAACTTAGGGATATCAAAGGCAAATTGTTTGCGGATGAGTCTGAGTTTACTGAAGAACAAAAAGCAGAGGCTAAACAAGGCCGTATCAACTTCTTGTCTTTCTTGAATCAGGTAATGAAGATACATGCCAAGCAAGCCTTCTCACCTGCTACTAAATCACTTAATCGTTTGAAGTACTTCCCCGACTACTTAAGAGAGTCTGTAGCTAAAGGTATAGTTATAACTCCTAAAGCCAAAGGGATTGCTGCGATGCTTGTACCTAACACTACAGAGGCTAAACTTAAGTCCAAGTTCCCTGTGAAGTTTGAGGGCAAAGAGTATGCAGATGTCATGGCTGCTTTTGAAGCCAACAAGCTTCCCTTTATCATTGAGGGACGTAGAGAGAATGCTTCTATCTTGAGCGAGTTAATGACTAGCATCTTGACAGAGCGTTTCCGTCAATATCCACGTATGTTTGGACTTATCTCTGACTTGGGCGGTGTTGCATTGCTTGAGATGAGTATCTACAAAGGCATGGGTTACGAGTGGCGTACAAGTACAACTAGCCCCGGTAACTACATCAAGTCTTTGATTAATGCCTACAACAACGTAGAGGCTGAGTTGACTCCTATTTGGGAACAAATGCAGGCAGACAAAGCGCAGGCTATGACAGAGGAAGATATGCCAGACACATCACTCGATGATCAGGCTTACCTAGACTATCTCAATAAGCAAGGAGGAGAAGAGTTTTCAGGCCCATTCATTGCTATTGAAGACGATGGTTCTGTGGATTTAGAAGATACTGGACTTAAGTTAAAGACACCTGCCGCTCCGACAGTTGAGCCTACATACCAAACAGGAATGGTTGATAAGCTAGGAAATGAGATTAACTTGAAGTACGCTGAGGTAACTCCGTTAAGACTCAGAGAACTTATGCCTCAAGCATCAGAAGAACAGTTATTGTTTATGGTTACTAATATCCAACAGCAGATGAGAGATCAGAACCCAGGATTTGACTTTACAACTGTTTGTTAATAGATTATATTTGTAAATAACATGGCTAGACATTGCACATTAGATTTTCATAATCCTGTAACAGGGAAGACACATCACTCTCTTTTGGGTTATGTCTTGAACCAGTACGGTGTACCTGAGAACCAGGTACAATCTATTCTTGATAAAGGTTTTTCTTACATAAAAAGTAACGGAGTTAAGTCTTGGGGTAACAAACAAAGTGAAAGTTCTACCATAGAACCTAGCATAGAACAACTACTAAGTTTAACTAAGGCTAGTACTTCTCCAGGATTATTGAGTTATGTATCTAAAGTACAAGATTTTTACGATAGTAAGAATTTATCTATAGATACTGATTTGAATATCAATCAGTTACATAAAATTATCAGAGATGCTAATGACATAGAAGTAGCACTTGAGTATGAGGTAACAAATCCAGAAGCTCCTATTGAAGAACAAACTTATCGTGTTTACCCTTTAGAAGAGTCTAAGGAAAATATGTTAATGACAAACAATGCTTTGTTTAAACAGATTGACTCTTACTACGCTGCTATGGGACAAACTCGCCTAGTAGATAAGTTAGGTAAGTATCTTGATTTAGGTAATCCTACCATACACAATTCTATGCGTAAGATTCTTAACGACAGTACTACTACTCAGTATGAAAGAGATTTAATCAATACTCTGTTAGGAGTACTGGACTTAAATCCTTCCCTCCGATTAAACTTAAGTTTTGATTTAGAAATATCTAAGGAGTCTGGAGAGATAGCCTACCCATCAGCTAATTATGATTTCAAAACAAACAGTATTAGTATCTTCTTATATCCTGCTCATGCTTTGAGTGACGAAGAATTTAAGCGTTTGTTGATACATGAGACAGTCCATGCTGTTATAGCATCGACCCTAGAGAATCCTGAAACAACTGCAGAGAAAGTTTTTGCATCTGAGATTGCTAGAATTTGGCAGTACTACAAGGAAAAATACAGTGATGTAGAGCCTATAGGTGATTTCTATGGTCTTAGAGATCAGCATGAGTTTATTGCAGAGTTTCTAAGTAATCCTACCTTTAGAGCCAGTCTTGAGGAAGTAGCTCCAGAAGTACAGGGTAGTACCTTTCAATCTATAATCAACTTCATTAAGAAGTTACTTGGTTCTTACTTTACTAAGTTTAACAAGCAAGTATCTGAGGAGTATGTTCAAGGTTTGGTTGAGGATATGTTTGAGACTATCTTAAACAACCAACAGTTGAATACCTCAATGGTTTATGTAGCAAACCAAGCTTTTAATTCTGAAGGTAACAGTAAGAACTATCAGCAGTTTCTTGAGAGTATGCCAGGAATGTCAGGCCGTGAGGTTGAGATTTTCTACGAAAGACTGCGTGATTTTCTAGAAAGTGATGCTGTTAATTGGAATACTGTATTACAGAATGCCCGTCAAAATGGAATCAATGCTTTTAGTCTTGAGGAAGCCCGTGAGACGCTTAATAGTATTGACCTTACTGATATTCCGGTAACTGACTTACAAAAATCATTTGAGAGTTTAGTTGCCCACTTGTATGAGACTACTATGTTCCTCAGAGGCGTACAGGCTAATCTATCAGATGCACAAAGAAGTAAGACTATTAGTGCTAGGGATTTGTACTCTAGATCTTACCACGCTGCTAAGATGGGAGAATTTTTTAAGGACTACATAACTCAGTTTAAAGATACAATGTATCCTTCTGGGGAAATACCTCCTGCCAATACGGTGATTGCAAAGTATATGAGTAATATTAATGCAATCTCAGATAGTATTATCAGTACACTTAACACTCAAGCAGCAAAAGCCATTGCTGGTAGACTTGCTGAGGAAATGCATTTGCAGACAAAATCTATTCGTAAAGGACTAGAACAAAACATCCAACGTCTCCAGGATGAGCTTGTCATGTCAACTACTGAAAGAACTAAACGTATACTTAATGCTAAAATCAAAGAAGAGAAGGAACGTTTGTCTATTTTGGCTACTCCAGAAAATCTAGAAAAAGCATTACTTGGTACTTTAGATGTAGAGGCTAAGTCGAGTACAGGTAGACTTGCTTCTCACATAGGAGCAATATTTGAGTCTGCTGCTATCTCTGGTAACCTTGTAAGTGGAACTTTAGACTCATTGATTAATAACCTTTGGTCAAAGTCTACTCAAGAAGCTATGCAATTTCAGGGCCAGATGAAAGTCTTAGCTGATGAACTTACAAAACATCTAAGTTCAAAAGGAATTAATGCTAATACAGGATTCGACTTCAATAAAGTATTCAGCCGGTTTCTCAAAAGAACAACTATTCTTGAGATAAGAAACGGTAGTCTTGTAGAACGTGAGACTCTTGTACTTCAAAGTAGAATGGATGAGGTTGGTTATACTAATGACTGGACTCGTAAGAAATTTGCCATTTCTAAACTAGAGAATATTAAGAATCGTACTCCTCAACAAGAACTTGAACTTCAGAATCTTATTACTGACCTAACTGATTTTGAAGAAAAACATCTTGAGAGTTATTATACAGACGAGTATCACCGCATTCAGTCTTTGTTATCTCCTGTTGCTAAGGCAAGAAGAGATGATATCATTGACAAGATGCGTAAGATTCAGTTGAGTCCTAACCAGGGAGAAAACTCAGAAGAGGATTTAGATAAGTTAGATGACTTAAAGGCTCAGTTAGATGCACTGGAACAAGACACTGATGAGTACGGTGTAATGAAGTCTGAAGAAGACTTAGAGATTGCCCGCAGTATTCGTGAGTGGAAACAAGAACGTTCTGCTGCTAACTTAATCAAGTACGAGGTTACTCCTAAGAACAAATTAATCTTCCAGGAACGCTATAACACTGTTAAAGAAAACGTCAAGCAGACTTTGTCCGATCTAGAAAGTGCTAAGATTGACGGAGACGCACAACAAATACTTGTGTCTCAAGCTAAGTACAACAAAGCTGTTAAAGACCTAGAGGCTTTTAAGAAAGCTAATGTGGTTAAGAAAATCTCTGCAGAGTTCTACGAAGAACGTGCTGATATTGTAGATGCTATTTCTGCCATCCAAGCTAAGTACAAACAAGACATCAATGGCCGCACTGTATCTGACGTATACAAAGAATTGTTTGCATTGCTTAAACCCTACAAGAATGTAAATGGTGAGTATGAAGGTTCTAAAGTAATTACTGAGTTCCAGGAGTACTTAGACGAAACAGGAGCAACAGTTAAAGTTAATATACCAACAAGAGTAAGACAGCTCCAGGAGGAGATTGAGGATATTCGCCAAGCACTTTCCGAAGCAACTCAAGTTACTAGGGAAGACAAAGATGCTTTAGTTCAATTGTATTCTCAACTAGGTGCTATGCAAGAGCGTACCACTACAGAAGATTATGACAAGACTCTCAAAGCTCAATTTAGCATAGCTCGTCAGGAAGTGTTGGCAAAGAATGCACAAGCATTTGTAGGTCTTACTGAGTCTGAGGCTAATAAGAAGATAATGATTGCCCTTCGCAAAGGAGAATGGTATAAGATGAACCACAGAAAAGTGTACGATTACACTTCTCGTAGTTTTGTCAATGAACCATTGTTCCACTGGATGGTAACCTTGCCCAAGAATCCGGCATACATCTCTGAGACAGAACCTTCTTTCCGCTGGTACACATCCACAGTTAATGACGAGAAAGACCCTGTTACAGGTAAACCTAAATATGTTAACCCCGCTGTAAAAGAGTCCCGCAACTCTAAGCGAGTTTTATTAAAACCTACTAGTACTTATTCTAACAGTTCTTATGATTCTCTGGATGATGTAGAGAAGGGTATCTTGGATAAAATAACAGCTCTTTACGAGAATCAACAAAAAGGTTTACCAAGAAACCTTCGTAAAGGACTAGAATTACCCTCTGTTCGTAAGTCAGGTTTAGAGTCTTTAGGTGGTAAATCATTTAAAGGTATTTGGGAAGAGACTAAGGGTGTTTACCAAAACACAGTCGATTCTATGTTTGGCCGTAATGATGATGACTTATCCGATGGAGCCTCTTTGATGGGCAGAAAAGGAAGTTCAAAAGTCAATCAGTATAAAGATAGACTACATTTAAAGTATGTGACTCCTATTGATGCAGATCAAATGACAGTAAACTTCTTTGACTCTATTACTCAATTTGGTTCTGACTCAATTAGATTCAAGAATTTGTACAGCAATCTGCCTTATATCTTAGGTGCAAGAGATCTTATCAATAAAAACTTGCCAGGTACTGTTACTGCTAAAGTAGTAAACAATTTGCTTGAGCGTAAGATTAATGGACAAGGTAAAGTAGCAATGACTGACGTTCCTTTGTTGAGAGCAATTGGTTTTGCTGCGGATAAAACTTTAGGACTCGGTGCTAACATGGCTTTGTCTTTAAACTTACCTTCATCTGTAAAGAACTTTCAAGCAGGTACACTTAACATCTATAACCAACTTGGAAGATTTGGATTAGATAAGAAAGAAATTCATGCAGCAATGGCCCGTAACGCTGGTCAATACTGGAATCTATTAACCTCTCAAATAGAGGAAGGTAAGAACACTCCGTATATTGCTAAGATGAAGTACTTCAGTGTTATGCCTTCTGATACTCTTTCTGAGGGAGGTAAGAAGTTATTTATAACAAACTTAGATAAGTCTGGAAAGTATAACCCCATTAAACATCTAACCTTCTTTAGAGAGTTTGGTGAGTTTGAGATGCGTAGTGCTGTTGCAGAGGCTATGTCTAAACAACACTTAGTGAAACTTAACAATGGAAGTTTTGTACCTATCCTAGATGCATACACTGTAGAAGGTAATATGCTTATACCTAGGGATGATATTGCTGATATGAATGAGTTGGCAGCTCAGGAACAATACTACCGTAACCGGTTAAACACGGTTAACTCATTAATTCATGGTAACTATGGTGCTATGGACAAGGGTGAATACTCTAGGTATAACATGGGCCGTGTAATCATGTATATGAAGGGATGGCTTGCAGGTCAATGGTTATCAAGATTTGGTTCTCGTAGAATGGCTTATAGTGCTGGTATGGAGTTCCAAGGTATGTATATCACTGTTTACCATGCGGCTAAAATGTTATTTAATACCCGAGGTAATTTTGCAACTACAGGCAAGTTATTATCAGAAAGAGAAAAAGACGAACTAGTAGCAGCAGGTTTAGATACTATCTCTATTGGAGTTGCAATGCTATTGGCTACTATCGTTGCAAGTGCTGTTTACTCAGATGACGATGATGACCAAGATAACTTACTTGAGTACTACATGCTGTACAACTTACTTTACCTAGAAGATGAGTTAAGTTCTTTGCATCCTCTAGCAGGTTCTGCTTCTATTTACTACTCTCGTGTTGTAAATAATGTAGACGGTAAGGATTTCTTTACTTACTATTTTAACAAGAACATAATCATGCCTTTCCGAGCTGTGACGGATGTAGCTACTTCTTTGTACGAGTACAGTCCCTTTGGTGACGTAGATATGTTTGCTGATTATGTACCTCGTAGTAAATCTGGAAGAGTACTTAATCCTAAGCGTTACCAAAGAGATCCTTTCTTAGATGGACAACCTGAAGTAGTTGCTAGATTAAATCGTTTGTGGGCTATCAATAACTCAGTAAATTATCTTTATGGAGGACAAGAGTTTATGTATCGTAGGTATGAATACTCTAACCCTAAGTGGTTTATCCCTTCTTATAAAGGCGATTTACGTTCTGCTCGTAAGGGTGTAGATGCAGCTAAAAAAGAGATTAAATCTATTGAACAGGAAATACGTTATGTAGATGATTTGGATACAAAAGCTGTTCTGGAAGAAAGAATTGATAAACTACAAAAAGTAATTAAAGATGGTGGCGAGAAAGAAGACCTACTTAAGAATGAGTATGAGTCTATTGATCGTAAATAATCTTGATTTATTTTTAAATAAACATAACTTTGTATTAGTTCGGACTTAGGTCGGATTATAAATAATCGAAATAAAAATGGGACAAGACAACGACAGAGAGAGTCTGAAGCGGCTGCGTCAGATTAAAGAGATTATCGAAGCACAAAACCTTCGTACCTCCTCTAAAATGGGTATTGCTGTAAAAGCAAACGAAACTTTAACAGATCCTGTAGATCGCTTCCGTGTATCTCAGCCTCAATCAATGATTGATACTGACTTTGAATACGGTACGCAGCCTACTAAATGGGAGACAATTAACATGACTAACTATCGACCTTATGCTACGTATAACGTACAGAGTCCGATTACTATCACTGCTATTTCTTCCACTGCTGGCTCACGTGTTGTAAGCGTAACTACGGGTACTTCTATCAACGCAGGTACTCCTGTGTTCATTCAAGATGCTACCTGGGAAGGAGCTAACGGATTGTTTACTGCAAACAGTACCGGAACAACCTTTACTTATACTGCACAGTACGTAGCACCAACTACTGGTTCTATCTTGAATGCAAACGTAACTGCTTTGTATCAAGGTCAAATCTTTACAAATGCACAGATTGGAGGTACTCCAACTTTTGCTTGGACCTCAGGTTTGCCAATTACAGTTACTACAACTGTACCTCACGGTTTGGCTTTAGGTAATGAAATAGTAATTACTGGTACCTCACAAGCAAATGCAAACGGAGCTTGGGTTGTAGCAAGAATTATTTCTGAGACACAGTTTGTGTACTATACTACATCAGCTGTAGCTGCTGCTCCAACAGGTGGTCAATTATTTACTCGCCCTCAAGGTGTTGCTTTGCACAGAGCATTTGATGGTGGTGTTAAATTCTCATCTAATGCTCAGTCTGCTAACGAACAATTGATTCGTCAAACTCGTAAATACTTCCGTTACCAATCAGGTAAAGGTATTCAGATGTCTACAGGTTCTATTCTGAAGCCATCTTTTAACCCAGACTTGATTACTTCGGTAGGAACTTTAGTTACTGTTAATACCAAAGAAGCCCACAATCTTCAATACAATGCTAGTATTACAGTACAAGGATGTGTCGAGACTGCTTACAATGGTACTTTCAACGTAACTGGAGTTATTAGTCCTACACAATTCACCTACACTGCTTTATCTACTCCATCTGCAGCTTCTGCTTCTGGTCAGTATCAAGTGTATGTAAACTCTTGGGTAGGTTCTTCCGTTAAGATTGGAATGTTTGATGATCAAAACGGGTTGTTCTTTGAGTTTGATGGACAAACATTATATGCTGTTCGTCGTGCTTCTACTTACCAAATCTCAGGTAACGTAACTGTAGCAAACGGAAGTAACACTGTTACTGGCATCGGTTCAGAATACTCTACTCAATTACTTCCAAATGACTTTGTAGTAATCAAAGGTCAGTCTTACAAAGTAGCAAGGGTAGTTAGTGATACTCAATTTATTATTAATCCTTCTTATAGAGGTCCTTCTATCGTTTCTCCTTCTTTTGCTTTTGTAACAAAAACTGTTGATACTAAAATTCCTCAATCACAGTGGAATCTTGACAGAATGAATGGTGTTGGTGGTAGTGCAAACCTTTCTGGATTTAATCTAGACCTTTCTAAGATGCAGATGTTTTACATCGACTATTCTTGGTATGGTGCTGGTGCAATTCGTTGGGGCTTTAGAGGACTTGACGGTAAAGTTACTTACTGCCATAAGTTAGTAAATAACAACGTTAACCTAGAGGCTTACATGCGTACAGGTAACTTACCTGCTCGTTATGAGACTAATACTATGCCAGCTACTACACGTATCAGTGCAAGTATTGGTCCTAGTGACACTACTATTAACGTAGCTGACACTACTTACTTCCCAAGTTCAGGTATCTTAGTTGTGAACAACGGTGGTTCGTATGAGTATATGAACTACACAGGTAAAACATCAACTACATTTACGGGTATAACTAGAGCAAGAGCAGGTGAAGCTGCTTTGTCAGTTACTATTGCCGTAGGATCTTGTTCCGGTACAGTTGCTTCTTCTAGTAACTTACAAGTAGGACAAAGAGTAATATCTACTGCTTTCCCTGACGGAACTTACATTGCTGCAGTTTCTGGAACAACTGTAATCTTCAGCAATGCTGCAGTTACAGCTAACCCTACAGGTGTAATCGTTTCTCAGATGGGTGTTACCGCTCCTGTTGCTTTTACTTACAACGTAAATGCTCCTATCGGAGTTGAGTTTGGAGGGCCTACTGCTGCACCAATTATTTCACACTGGGGTTCTTCAGTAATTATGGATGGTCGTTTCGATGATGATAAACAATTCTTGTTTACTTCAGGTACAACTACTTCTCTGTCTGTACCTACTGCAGGTAACCGTTTTGCCTTGATGTCGATTCGTCTTGCTCCTTCTGTAAGTTCTGGTTTGACAGGTGCTTTCGGTATTCGTGAGATTATCAACCGCATGCAGTTGTCTTTGTATAGTATCGGTATTTATGCACAAGGTAACTACCTTGTAACTTTGGTTCTTAACGGACGTTTGACAACAGCTGATACTTGGACTAACGTAGGGGGTTCTTCTCTTGCACAAGTATGTTTCCACTCTGCAGGTAACACTATCACAGGTGGTGAAGTTGTGGGAGGTTTCTACGTAAACTCAGGAGGTACAACCTTTGGTACTTCTACTTATGAATTGGATAAGACACGAGATTTGTCTAACTCAATCCTAGGTGGTGGTACAACTACGGTGAACTCTCAGTTCTACCCTGATGGTCCAGATATCTTGACTATTATGGTCCAAGCTTTGACCACAGGTACTTCAAGTGTATTCGGACGTTTATCTTGGACTGAAGCTCAAGCATAATGAAAAGTTCTTTGTTAGCTATATCTTTTACTACAGTTTGTGCATTTTTTGGCAGTTACTTCTTGAAGTTAACTGCTGACAATGCCGAACAGTATCTAGCCGTAGTGGCTGTGGTATTCATCGATGGGTTTTTTGGTGTGTGGGCAGGAACAAAACTAGAAGGATTCAAAACCAATAAAGCATTAAGTGTACTTAAGACCTTGTTGGTTTGGGTATTCATGCTTACTGGTATCCTAATGATTGAAAAAGGATTCCAAGGTACTTTTTGGTTAAGTGAAACTATCTGCGCCCCATTCATTTTATTTCAACTCATAAGTGCATTGAAGAATGCAGCCAGAGCTGGGTTAATAAAGAACGAACTACTACAGGTAATCTTGGAAAAAATAGACCAACACAAGGTAAATGAGAAACAAAATTGAAGCTATTATTATAGGGCTACTGCTAATCACAGTAGCCTTTTTGCTATGGGAACGCCAGGCATTTCCTAACAGCGGAAACGAAGAGAAGTTTATGGCTTACATGGATTCTATGCAGAAACGCACAGAAGTTATGTTTAGTAAGGTAGACTCACTCAACACACTTAAACACGAACAATTTAGTTACTATGAAAAAATCAATCTCAAGTATGACACTATTCAGATTGCTATTGATACTATGCCTGACATTGATGGCACCAAGTATCTACTCACAATCAGTAGACAGCTTACCGCTAAAGGAGTTGAATAATGAATTCTTGAAAGGCATCAAAGCACGGGAACGTGTAGTTGTACTTAAGAATATAATTCACTTGGACAGTCAGCAGTTGAATCTCTACAAGGATTCGATTGTTCCTAGTTATCAACAGATGGTAGAGGTGTCTAAAAAAGAAGTCTATGACCTTAATAGAACCATTGATCGCAAAAATGCAGAAATGCAATTTTACAAATATGGCTTCCTTGGTATGTCCGTATTAGCTATACTTAGCTTTATCTTTTAATTATGAAAAAGTTTATTACCTTACTTGTATTCCTGGCCTCTGTAAGTATCTACGCACAAAGAGATAGTGTGTTTATCAAAACTCCTATATACTCTTGCGTATACTCAGAAGTCTTACAACAACCTAAGCGTGTGTGGTACACCGTACAATGCCCTTCAGGTTCTTACCCTCGCAAAGGAATGGACTTCTACACCAACGATAGTGTAAGAACATCTGATGCTAAGGATTATGAAGCCAACGTATGGGACAAAGGTCACTGTGCCCCGGCTGCTGACTTTAACTGCACAAGAGAAACCTTGTGGCAGACATTTTCTTATTTGAATTGTATTCTCCAGCACGAGAAATTAAATAGAGGTGCTTGGAGATTACTAGAAGCTTATGAGCGTCAATTGGCTCTTACAACTACCGTAAATGTAAAAATAGACGTAATTTTTGCAAAAAATCCTTTTATTTTAACATCTGGTGCCGCTGTTCCTACTGCTTTTAGAAAAACAATTAGCTTTGATAATAAAAAAGAAATCTATTACTTTGTAAATGAAGCTCCTAAGTCAACTGACTTTAAACTTTATTTAATTAAGTAAACTATGGATTTACAACAACTTAGACTTAAGATAAATGAATTTTATCTTGAATCAAAAAATAGAGAGTATCCTAATTCTCTATTACTTACTAAGGACCAGTACAAAGAGTTTCTTAAGGAAACTTTTAAAGTTCCAGAGTTTTCAGACATTCCTGATGGGGTGTTTATCACTTCAATCGAAGGTCTTCAAGTTGTCTTCACAGAAGAATTAGAAGAACCTAGGGTATTAAAAATGTAAAGGGGAGCGAACTCCCCTTTTTCATTTACTTTTCTACTACTGTAGGACCACCGGTCATTTCAAAGAATGCCTTAATTTCGGCAACCTCTTTCAACTCAATGGTGATTGGCTCACTCGTAACTTCAAATTTCTTGATTTTTACAGGAACCTTTTGCTTAGTTTTAGGGTCAATCTTGTACTCGTACTCTACAGGATTCAACTTATCCACGTTACGGTTTAAGATTACTGCAAGACCATCCTTTACAGGGTAGGTCATAACTACTGAGTCTACGTCAAATGAGTAGCCAGTTTCTGGGATAGAGTCTGTTTCTTCTCCATCCTCTGCTTTTTTCTTTTCGGTGTAATAAAATAATCTCATGATTTTTTGTTCTTGGGTTTGCTAGGATAATGCCTTTTCTTCTTGGCAGGCTTTGTAGGTTCCTCAGCTTTGACTTCTTCTACTTTAGGTGTAGGATTAATAATCTTAACTACAGGCATTTTTTCTACCTCAGGCTCGGCAATAACTTCAGAAGTAACAGGTGTTACGTCTTCCTCCCTTACAAACAAGTCTGCTGGTGGAGGTTCTGGAGATTCTGCCTGCAAAAGTTCATCCATAATCTCATCTGCTGCTTCTTCAGCAGGACTACTTGGTTCGTCCTTACCTTTAATTACTCCTACGATTAAGACACCGAGAAGTATAACTCCTAATAAAGAAAGTATAACTTGCATAACTTATATATTAATTCCAAACAAGTGAAATGTCCATTTCTCTGATCATGATGCGGTCATCACCATCAATAGAAATAATTTCTGCATAGGCAAGTACGCTTGGAGATACATACACCAAGTCTCCTGCTTCAAAGTCAGTAACTTCGTCACCAACTGCAAAGATTTCCAACTCTGTGTACTTCTTCATTTCTTCTTGCATTAACTGCTCTTTTGTTTCTGGAGACAACTCCAGACCCAAGTCATTGATTTGAGGCTTGTTCAATAGAACTCTTTTGCCTTTTAGAGAAAATGTGCTCATTATTTTTTGTTATTAGGTTTGTACTGGGATGCGTATACTCCACAATTGTTAAGCAGCTTAATTCCTGCCTCATCTCTGTATTTGTGCATAAAGTATACTTTCTTGATACCACTCTGGATTATAAGTTTGGCACACTCTAAACAACATGAATGCGTAATATACATTGTCGCTCCTTCAGTTGATATGGGTGACTTACAAGCCTTTGTGATAGCGTTTGACTCTGCATGCAGAACATAACTAAACGTTACGTCTGCTTCTTCACATTTATTGGGCATACCGGAAGGAGTTCCGTTATACCCAAATGATATGATGTTTCCGTCTTTGACGATGATTGCACCTACCTGCAATCTCTTACAGTAGGATTCCTCAGCAACTCTCTGTGCTAAGTCTAAATAAAGTTCTAGTTTTTTTAATGCACTCATAAATTATACCTATAGATTTCTTTCGAGTGATCTATTCTTATAATTAAATCGGACTGCAAGTTAGTAACTTTTTTGAATTCCTCCGAATAGTTTCCGGGAATCATGTGTTTTAGTTTATAAAAATCCTCTTGATAGGCTTTTCCTACTTTAAACACAAGCATTCTTTGATTTTCTACCCCTACATCGTACCAATCATAGAAAGATTGAAACGATGCAACCTTCTCCTCTAATACAGAATAAAACCTATAAGAAGTATCAAATAAAAATAATACACAATTTTGGTACTTACACCGATGTCCGTAGTCATCTAAATAAACATTAATTAGACCTGACTCTACTAACATGGGTAAAGACCCTTTGTTGAAAATAAGACCAGTAAATAACTTACTGGTCGTATTAAATCTACCTAAATTCACTCTATTTCCCATTATCTATAGTAGGTAAAGATATTAGTCTAACACCTTTGTTTAGATAATCTTCCATAGGATAATCCCACAAGTCATTTTCACTATGCCATTTAAGACGCTTAATAGCTTGGTCAAAGCCTTCGTACTCTTTGCTAACCATACGACCTCCAAATCTACCAAAGTCAAGAATTGGCAAACCTGCTTCAAATACCAAAGGAGTTCCAGGACTGCTCTGACTCTCTACAATGAATTTAAACGGCTTAATCACAGTGCAGTTATACTTTTGACAGTAATTGCCTAAGAACAGACCATTAGTATAGAAAGCAGCTTGAAAGTCATAACGTAATTTCCAGAACATAGAAATCCAGTTAGTGGTTTTTACGTTTGTGGTTTTGATATCAATAGGATACAGGTATCCCATTTCCTTATCAACTACAAGCATATCTAAAAGACCCTTGCATGCTATTCCATTGTACTCAAATTCAATAGGAACTTGGTAGTGTACGTCATACCTTTCATTCTGTTGAAAGAACTTGGCTGTGTACGGATGATTTAACAAACTATCTTTAATAGCGTAAATCTGCACTAATTGTTGTGAAGTAATCACCGTCTTAGTCTCACCGGCCAACAAAGCATCGTAGTACTCTTTACCCTCTGTCTTGAATCTTTCCAAGACTTTCTCGTATGAGTCTCTCTTGAATCCTACAGTACTATATGCAATTTCTGCTGCCTCAGGGTTCTCTCTGTTTATAAAGAGTTCCCAGACGAAATCTCCCATCTGTCCAGAAGGTCTCTCTACGTTACTGATGTGGAATCTTTCATGGAAGACATCCTCGTTTTGGGTGATTAGAATATCAACGGCATCTCCTACTACAATGTTTGCTTTAGGCTCGTCAAACTCAGTGTCATAACTAGAGTTAAGATACTCCGTGGGATGAATCAAGATTTTCTTTAAACGGCTTTGACTCACTGCCGTACTGTCTAGGTATGTTTGATCTGTTATCATTTGCTGGTTTTAATTAAAATTGTAAAAAACAACCATCCAAAGTGAATATGAAATGATTGTCTTGTAGTTCTTGAGTACGCTACTAAAGGCAGAAAGTAAAAAAATACATAAGGAGTATCTCTCTGTCCTACTTTTTTCCTAAAGTAACTATTCATTTGGATCTGTATTCTCGACGAGGTCATTGAATTCTTCTTTTTCTCTTAGAACATAAGCTAAAAACAAAGCATTACATTGGATATGCCCTATGTGTTCAATGCCACTTTCAGGATCTACTAACTCTCCTTCTAATAATTTAAATGTATGTCTAAGCATACTCTCGATAATCTGAGTAGCCGGCATACCTTTACGCCAGTTATTGCGGGCATACTTACGACACCCATACTCTAACACTCTCACCATAGGTTCTAGAGACTTAAAGTCTACCAAAGACCATTCCACCTTGCCTTGATTGTATCTAAGTGCTTGGGGAGAGTCGGCAAAACTTTTCATAGCAGCCGCTATTTCTTCTTTAGTCCAATGCCCTTCCATCTTAAGAGGTTTTGGCTTGTTTCTTTCAGTTAATGCTGTTTCGAAGTCTTCAACTTCTTTAGCAATTTCTTTTTTGATACTGTTATTTTCCGTCATAGTTTACTTCTTTTGTTGGTTCGGGAATTTCGACATCAAGAATGTTACGTCCGAACTCTATAACATCTTGGATAAATTTAAGTACTTCTGACTTCTTAGCTTTAGCTAA